TCTCAATTATGGCCCCAAAGGCTTTAAATGACTTCTCAGGATACTTTCCGGCCTCGTCTATGGCTAGAGGCTGAATGATGCTTAAAGCGCCCTCAAGCGAATCTTTAAGCCTTTTAAGCTCAATAAAATTCTTTAGGACGTTGATCTCCCCCGCCTGCGCTTTTTCTGCCAGCTCGGCAAAGGATAGGGTTTTTGAATAATCCTGATCTTCTACCAGTTCCAGGGTGTTTCTAATGGCCTCCCATTTTTCCTCGGTGAATGTTACTGTTATCATAATTTCTGTAATTCGGCTTTTAATTCTTTACTTACCTTGTATTTGCCTTCCACATGAGCAACGGTGTATTGTTTGGACTTTACAGCGGCTACTACTTTCTCCCAGGTTTCGGTAGTTTTGGTTTTGGTTTTGTCGGTGTATTTATTCAGCCACTCTTTCAGGTCAGGTTCTTGTTCCTTTGAGGCCGCGTTTCCATCGTCGTCTTCGTCAATCTCAAGCCCTAAAAGCGAGGAAAGGGTGTAGCGCCGGAAGTAGGTAATTTCAGAGCCTTTTTGCTGGGCGTTTAACCCGGGAGTTAACGGAAGACTGCTTTGTAACGCCTCTCCGCTTTCGGTGTCGGTAACAATGGTTAGCACTTCCCCGCCAATTATCGGCTGTGTAAGGGTGCATTTAAGGGCATTTAGGATGCCCTTAACCTCGGCCAGGATATGCGGAAGGCTGGCGTAGGTGTTTTTAAAATGCGGGTTCTGAGCATCCTTTTTAATGACGTCAACCGTGGTTTGAAAGGTTAAGATTTTTGCTTGTATTTTTAGTGTTTCCATTTTTATATTGTTTTTAAATCTGAGTAGTGAAATCTCCAAATCTTTTCCTCACCAAAGAATCGCATGCTTATTATTTTGCCGTCGATTGCTACAATGGTCCCTCGCTTTGATTTTCCGCTTAGTGTGCCATGAGGATTGATCTGACACAAGCCGTTAACTTCAAAGTTCATTATGGATTCAAGTGTTTTCATTTCCTTAACCCATAAGCCTTACAAATAGCATAAGCTATAATATAGGCGGTTATTAGTATTGAGGCTAGGATGGAGTTCATTCTTTCTTTCCGTATTGAAAACAAAGCCTGTTCGCGATATGGTTTACGTCAAGGGTCGTGTTTTCGTTCCCGGTAAACTTGTTGTAAAAGTGGGTTGGAACGATATTAGCCAACGCTTGTAAGAAGTGTGTGGCATTCTCGTCTTCTTCCAGCTCCTTTACATCTATAAAGTTTTCGTTATCTTCATCAAACATGTCCTGTATTGCACCGAGAATTTTAACCGCGTATTCGTCTTGCTTTTCTAATTTCATTATTTCTGATTTTTAAGTTTTTCTTTTGCTTCTTTTACACGCCTGTAATGCGCGGTATTTAGGTGACCAAACGTAGTCCCTTCTTTTTCCAGCCAAAAAGGCTGAGCGGCTTTCCATACCTTTTCACGGTTAATGATCTTGCCTATGTCTATTACTTCTAAGCTCATATTAATTTGCTATTACAGGTTGTTCTTCAATTACTTTGGTTAGTTTGATTAAAGGCGCAGTTTGCTCTTGTAGTGGCCTAAATGATGAAGGCTTCCATCCTTTTCTTACTTTTTTAGGCCATTCAGGAAGTGGTTTTTTACAGGCATCACATCCCCATCCTATTTCACTTGTTCCAATTCGATAATCACCTTTAATAAAAAGAGTATAGCATCCACATGAATCTTTTATAAGATAATCAACCACATGAATGGAGTCTTTAGGCATATTAATGCCTGTTATGTATACTACCTTTTGTCCAGGATAAAACGGTGGTAAATTCATATCACAAATTTTAAGAATACATAAACACCTACTCCCATTACACAAAGCATAAGGGCAGACAGGACTAATAAACACCCGGTTCCGGCTTGGAGGTTTTCAAACTCGCTTTGGTGTCCGACGAAGTGATCTTCTTTATTTAAGGGCTTCCAGTCGTGGGCGTACCCGTTCTTATTTGGCCTTATCATCCTTGTCCCTCCCGTATTTAGCCTTTAGTTTTTCAAAGTATTCTAACTCTCGGCGCTCGTTTTCCATTTTACGTAACTTCTCCTCTTTAATTCGAGCCTCACACTCAGCGTCCGTTTCAAGTCTTGTGCAAATAGCTTTTATTTCGACTGAAAGACTATCATAATAACTACTAGCATCAATATCAATTCTTGTTGCGCCGAGCTTTTCAAGTGCCTCCAAATCCTTTTTCATTTGCTGAAGATCAACGCCGTATTGCCAATCAAAGGGGTAGTTAATTTCAAAATCTCTTTTTTGGTTTTTCATTTTTGGTAGATTTACAAGTGTTTGAACTCAGTTACTAGTTTAGCAAGCTGAACAACCAGGTATACTACACCAGCGGCAGCAGCTATTATTAAAAGCAGGTAAGGCTTCCAGTTCGGGTCCTGGCCCGGAACTCTTTGGAACTTGTTGTTTATTACTGAGTACATTATCGTGTAAATTTTATGAGCCCCCAGAATAACGAAAGTGATTTTTGACGCGACTTTTTAACCTTAGCAGGCTTTTCTATTTCCTGCGGCTTATCAGTCCATTTTTTATAGTATTTTTCGAGTACCCGTCTGCCGTGTATGGGCTCAATTTTGAGCAACGTGCTTTTGTACTTTCCGCGTGCAACACGAATAAATATGCCTGCATCTATACAGCGCTTCATTAATCCGAAGTCCTGCTTATGCCTTTTAAGGACCTTAAAGCAATTTTCTGTATTGTATTTGTTTGAATGAATAAGGCTATTTATCTCAGAAATTGCCTCGGTTGTGATTTGTATTTTTTCCTGGGTTATCATCTGTTTTTGTTTTTAAATTGTTTGAATAAATCGGTTCATTTTACCCACTTCCATTTCCACGAGACTTGCCAGTTGGTCTATCTCTATCCCCGGCATTATATAAATAGGATAGTCTTTTTCATACGGCCAGTATTCAAGGTGAAGGTTTATCTCCCAGCTTGTGCCGAGGATCTTTTTAGCGCTCACTTCTATATTTAAGCCATTGTTAATGAAATGAAGCAGCCCCTCCGTAGCGCCAATAAGCTCCCTCTCGTTAAGGTGGATAATGGCTTTCTTTTCAATTACCGCGCTCATGCCAATACCTCCTTCTGTGTCATGCCCAGCTCTTTGCAGATTACTTCCAAACTATCAGGAAGTGTTAAGGCTTTGGTGTTTAATTGAATCCACCGGCATATTGCCGGGTAGCTTTTACCGGTCTTATCCATTAGTTTTGACACTACCGGACCCTTGTTTTTCCTTAACCGGCTTATAACCGAAGCCTTTAAAGCGCCTTTCTTTTGTGATTTTGCCATGATGTAATTGTTAAATTTTGTGGGAAAATTTGTTTATTTGAAACTTATGTAGTTATATTTGTTCTTAATATTGATATTAATTCCACTATTAATACTAATACTTATACAAATGTAGTTGAAATGTAGTCGGAAAACAACTACATTTGTGTTAAAAAATAAACTTATGGCGTACTGAATTGATTATCAACACAATAAAATATAAACCTAAAACAAAATAAACAATGGACAACCTAGCACCGAAGAGAATTCTTCAATTAAAAGACGAACAAGGTCTGAGTGATCTTGACTTTGCTGGCAAGGCAAAGGTGTCTGTAACTACGCTTTACCGCTTGCAAGCCGCTGCTGACGGGGACGCTAACATAAAAATAAAAGGCAAAACCATTTCAGAAATGGCCCAAAACCTTGGCGCAAATCCTGCCTGGGCGCTAACCGGTAAGGGAAATAAAATGCTTGCGGAATCTGCTAGTAAGGATAGCTGGAAAGACCAGGCGTATGCACAACTAATGGCAACGAATGCCTACCTTCAAAAAAAGGTGGATGATCTCCTGCAAATGCAAGGCCAGCTTATATCTGCACTGCCGGGAAAAAATAAGGCCCTCGTCATACCCAGCTCTTTTGAGCAGGCGGGGGTCCAGCTGAGAAACTAATCAGCTTGGGTTGATGCCCCTCTCCTGATACTGAATACAATACGTTATTCGAGCCCAGGAGAGGGAGCATCAATCACAAGTGAAGGTTTCTTATTTTCAAGCCAAAAGCCCTGCAAACGCGGGGCTTTTGCGTTATCCACCTAGGTGTTTCTACCTACGTAAAAACCCTGACAATTAAATTAATTATTAAATATACCTTGTGGCACCCCACATTGGTGTTTACTTAATCTTAACCAATGAAAAAATTTATTGAAGTCGTGCACGAATACATGGTGTATGACGCGAAAGAAAACAAATACAGCACCGGAACCAAAGAGAAAAAAGCCTATCAATTTAACCACCTTGTGTATTTCTTATACAGTTCTGGTATTCAGAATTTGTGTGCGGACGAAATAAAGGTCCGGCACATGATGCTTTATAAAGAGTGGTTGCGGGATAACACAAGCACTAAATCAAATGAGCATATTTCAAGGCATATTCGATTTTGCTCAAGCGCCATGAATTACGCTGTGTGTATGGACTATGCTGATAGTAACCGTATCATGTCAATGGAATTAAAAAAAGATCCTCCGAAAGAAATTATCTGTCTGGAGCCACACGAAATAATTTTGTTTGAAGGTTACAGATCTGAACGCCTGACTTGGCAGATGGCCGTAGACTTTTATTTGTTCCTGATTTATACAGGGATTAGTTACATGGATTTATGGCTATTCGACGTCACGAAAGAAAAAATGTTTTATAAAAGCAGGATTATAACACTGGAATTAATCACCTGTTTTAACGGACGCGGAAAGAACGGACAGCTATATTGGGCCGAGTTCATTCCAAAGGCCCGTGGAATATGGGAAAAGTATAATCGCGAACTTCCGTTTATACACGACCAGACGTTTAATAATATCATCAAAAAAGTCGCAAAAGAGTTAGGTATAAATAAGAATTTAACCACTCATACAGGCCGAAAAACATTCTGTAATGTTAAAGATGATGAGGGTTATAGCCTGGGATCAATAACAAAAATGGTAGGGAACACCCAGCAAGTTATGCTTAAGCACTACCTTAAAAAAAATAAAAAGAGTTTGCTTCTTGAAATCTTAGAAAAAAAATATAGATGATTTTACTTTTAAAAGATGGGGCCATAGAGCTTCACCAGGGCGCTGAGGTGTTTTACCCGGCCAGCGATAAACACAGTAGGAATATCGTTTCAAGGTCTTTAAAAAGATTCGGCCGGCTTAGTCCTGAAACCGCCATTGAATTGCTCCAAGAAGGTATAAAATGCGACTGCGCTTTCCTTTTTAACGGCCAAGCGCACTTCATGGAATAAAAATTTATCTATCTGATTTTAAGGCTCGTACATTGTGCGGGCCTTTTTTATTTAATAATGTAGTTGAAATGTAGTTGAAATAAGACTATATTTGTAACCAGTTCAACCTGCAAGATGAAATCAAACATTCACACTTAAAATAAAGTTAGCTCCGGGCGGGGCCGCTTCTACTCTTGCAGGTTGCGCGGTTCCCCTGGGGTCTAACCCTTTTTATTATGATAAAAGAGAAAGGTGCAAAAAGAAAACTTGACGATGTTTTTTCAAAATTCATTCGGTTAAGGGATTCCGATGTACACGGGCTAATAACCTGTGTTTCATGTAAGGAAAAGATCCGGCGCGAGGATTCAAATTGCTGTCACTACGCAGATCGTCAGCACATGGCTACCCGATGGGATGAGGAAAATTGCCACGCCGGCTGCATAAAATGTAATTGCTTCAATAAGGGCTTTCATATCCATGAATACGGGAAATTTCTGGATTTCACTTATGGGCCCGGAACAGCTGAAAGATTAATTCAAAAGTCAAAAACAACCGTCCATATTTCATCTGAACAAATGGAAGGTATGGTTAGAATTTACAAACTTAAAATTAAAGAGTATGAAAAAAATTGAAAAGCTAACCGCCGAACAAGAGGCGCAAATGATTTCTTTTCGGGAAGAATGGAGGGCGCACGGCCTCTCAACAGAAGTAGTAGACGTTGAAAAAACAAAAGAATCGATAAGCGAAATGTACCGGCTAATCGGAAAGAAGCCGCCTGTTTTTATTTTCTGCCCATCCTTAGTGTTTGCGAAATTTCAAATCGCATACTCTATGGAGATATTGCCGCTTATCACAAAGGATAAAGAAAAGTTAGAGGACAACCTGGGGGCCAACCTGTGGGCCAACCTGCGGGCCAACCTGGGGGACAACCTGCGGGCCAACCTGGGGGACAACCTGTGGGACAACCTGCGGGCCAACCTGTGGGCCAACCTGGGGGCCAACCTGGGGGACAACCTGTGGGCCAACCTGCGGGCCAACCTG